ACTAAAATTCTGATAAGAAATGTAACAGATGATTTTTCTACCGAGCCTACGGCTGTAACGGCAAGAAAAGAAGTCTATCTGCTTGGTTGGTCTAATGAAGGTAGCGTTACAATAACACAGGATGAGCCGCTACCATTCTCTCTTAACGGTATATTGCTAGAGGTCGAAGTATAATGGGTTCTACAGCAGAAGCAGTAATGGCTATCCCTGCCGCAAAAGCAACTAGAGCTGGCTACGCCGCAGAAGGTCAGTCAGCAATGGAACAAAAAGCTATGTCTGAGATTAGCACATCACAAGATGTTGTTGATCGTGGACAAGCTCTTTACCAACAGCTTGCTAGTTTAAACTCATCTTTTTCAGGATCTGGTTTAAGCGGTGCTGGTGCAAGTAAAGAAAACTTTGATCGTGTAGAAAAACGTTTTGCCGATAGCGATATAAGAAGTCGAAAAGTTATGGGTATGGCAGAAGGACGTAGATACACACTATCAGCGTTTTCATCAAAAATGGGTGGGAGAGCCGCTAAGTATAATATGTATGGCAAAATAGCTAAAGCAGGTGGAGATAGTTATAGAAATGAGAAAATTTCATAATGGTCTATAAACCGACAAGACAAAGACAGTTTAAAATACAGCCAGTTGGTATGTCATCTATGGATGGCTTGAAGCAAATGGGTGCTGCTTTTGAAAACATTGGTAAAGTGGCAGGTAATTTTGCAGAAGGTCTTTACGAAGATAAATTAGCTGATGCTACTTTTGAAGGTCAAACTAGAGCGCAATCAACAGGTGCATTGATGGTCGATGGCGAATTACGGCCATGGCAACCAGTTGCTATTGACGATATTACAAAAGATCTTAGAAAAAGTGACGCAAAAGAACTTGCACAAAAAACAAATAACTTAGCGCAAACTACATTTATGTCAGCGGCATATAATGAAGCCATTAATAAAGCAAACGAGTCTCTAAAAAATAATCCTATTAATCCAGAAGGTGTAAAAAAGGATTTAGATAAATATTTAGAAAAAATAGTTGATGTAACTGAAAATCCTGAATTAGCGGCTATGATCGAGCCTGATATAAGAAGGGCTTTTGCTGGTTCTATAAATAAATCCCAGATAAACTTAAAGGCTAGGGCTGATAAAGAATCTTTAGTAAACGCAGACATTACTTTTAGTAATATAAATAAGGAATTAACATCATCATCTGTTGCTTTGTTTGGTGCTAATGAAGAAAAACAAAATCAAATAATAATACAGATTGATAGTCTGAAAAGGAAAAGAGATAAATTAGCAGAAACTCTTTATGAAAACGGTATTATAGATCTTGAGACTGTAAAAAACATTGCTGAAGTAAGCCAAACATCTATTCAAGTAGGTGTTTCAAGGCAAGCACTTGAAGAAGCAATAGGGAAAAATGATTTTATTGCTGGTTTAGATCTTATTGCCTCTACAGAAAAAAGATTAACTGGTGACAGCTCCATAAATGGTCAAGCTGTTTCAGAAGCTATGAGGTCGCTTTACAGAGATAAAATTGCAAGACACCAAAGGCAAGCTTCTGATTTGTCAACTACGCAAAATGCAAACTATGGTTCAGCTTATCTTGATGCTCGTGTCGATGCGATTTCAGAAACTGAAATTGATAATTTAAATGTAAGTGATTCGCAAAAGGGTGCTTTAAAGGATGTTTTAAAGGGTGCTGTAGCAACTAAAAAATCAATTGCTAATACTCTTAATCAAAATACTTTTGATGGTTTGATGCAACAGATAAGTTTTCCTGAAAACTTCAATCCAGGCAAATCACAAAATGAAACTGTTCTAAACGCAATAATGAATATTGGAATAATGAACCGTGATGGCAAACTGACAATTGCCAATAAAACAGAGTTTTTTAAATGGCAGAAAGATCGTGACCAAAAAGCGATTGAATCAAAAAATAATACTATGGTTTTTGAAATTCAAAACAGAATGTCCCCTTTAGGTGGATATATAACACCACCTGAATACTTTCAAAGCTTAACAGACAAAATGGTTGCATCTGGAATCATTAATGATGATCCCAAGTTAGGTGGTTTAAAATTAGATCAATGGCAAAATGACTTAAGTGCTTATGCAAAAGCGTACAAAACAGAAAGTAAAAATACAGATAAATTAAGCAAAGCAATGGAGTCAATTAATAATGGAACCATCCCATCATTAGACGATCAAAACGTGCTTGAAGAAATAGAGCCTAAAACCATTATAAGAAATGGCAATGATACTAAAATTGATCTTGATATTATGTCCCCCACCACTGGTGAGGAGGCACTTGATACTGTTGTTAGATACAGCGCACAAAATAAATTAATTCACAGTTCTTTAAAAAGACTGTTTAGAAACTTTCCGACATCTGAAAATGAAGAATATTTTGATAGAGGTGTTCAAGCATTTAATAAATTATATAATACATTTAAAATGAATGGTTCAAGTAACTTTGAGCTAGAGTCTATATTTTCAGTATCCAAGATTCCTAACTATGATCTTATGATGCAAGCAGGTGTTTTTAATCAAAAAACAGTAAATTCATTAGCCACTAAAAGATTACTGCCTGATAACTCAAGTGTACAAAGAACTATAAAATCTTTTGTTCCACCCGAAATCACTCAAGAAGCTCATTTTAGAGCTACCCTTCCTAAATCTTTTGAAAGCGATAATGACTTTAAAGAGTTAATTGCCAGCCTAAATATTTTTTCATCTGTAGCTAATTTTTTTGATGAAGCTACCACACCATATGAAGTCAGTGTTCAAGATGAATTAATGATTGATAAATTGAAGCAAGGCAGTGGTATTAACTCATTATCAACAGCTATCTTAAAAAACCCTCATGTAGAAAAAATAATAATGGAACGTGCCTATGATATCATGGCTAATGGTAGAGTAGATGGTCATGAAGATTTTAGGTCTGCTATTAGAGAGTCTATATCTTCGCTTGGTGACAGCATAGGTATTGGTAGAAATGAAGATGGCGATTTTGAGTTTCAGTTATTTCCAATAATGAAATCTGCACAAGAATCTGCTGGTTCACATCCTGTTACAATTAAAGAAGCTGATCTTGTACAAGATGTAATTTCTAAACTTGATCCACCAGAAGGTTCTTTAAGATCAAAAGAGTTATCTGCTCTAATTGAAGATGTTAATAACGGTGATGCAAAAATAGTATTTATACCAAACCGACCATTTCGCCCAAATAATAGTTACTCAGCCGTTGCTGCTTATCCAGATAAAAAATATCAATTACTGCTTCCTAATTATAATTATGATTTCAATAACTCTGCACAAAGCAATGTTTTTAATGAAGTTATGAAGGATTTTGAAGACAGGCCTAGTCTTTATAGAGTTTTAGCAAATACAAGAATGTTTGGTGAGTTGGCTACGAAAGATTATTATAGAAGGATGAATAACGCACAGCAGAGAAAAAGTGTTTTTTCTGAAATGTTAAACGACTTCAATGTATTTTTTCACGACAATATATCTTTTTATAGAGGTGCTGGTCATTACGCTGATCCAAATCAATACTCTGACCAAGACATAGAAGATTTCTTCAGTGGGCTGGGTACTGTAATTGGTATGCCTAGTCTTGGAAATATAGACTGATGGCTGAAAGTAAAAGAGACAAATTAAAAAGAGAACTAGCATCAACAGTGGTGGGGGAGGTTTCACCTACTGTACCTAAAGAAGATCTTTATGTTGAAACAAACAATGCTTTTATAGATGACACAAGCCAGATATGGAGTTCTGCATATAGGCAGTTTGCACCATTTCAGGCTATGCAAAGAACTATTGAAGACATTGTATCGTCACCAGATGATGTAGATGACTATGACCCATTTAAAGACCCTCAGTTAAAAAATCTAATTGCTAACGGTCAGATGTACCGTTTTATGGATAGTGGCAGTCCTGAAGAAACTAAAATAAGAATTGATAGGTATATGGCTGATCTTGAAGATTTGGCTGTTTTGCAAATGTCTGATAGTGGAACTGCCGAGTTTTTTGCTCATATGAGTTCACCAACAATATTTGCACCTATAGCACCAATAAAAGCACTTAAAGGTGCTACTTTTGGAAAGCGTTTTACAAATGGTGCTGGTTTTACTGCCGCTATTATGGCTCCAGAAGAAATTATGAAAGCTAGTCAATCTGAAGGTTATACTGCTGCAACCTCACTTTTATCAATGACAGCCGCCTCTGTTATTAGCGGTACTTTGACTGGTGCTTTAGGTAGGAGTGCTAAACCTAAAAATATTACAGATCCTGATGGTCAGATATACAGGTCTGCTGGTGCAAATGTAAGTCCAGAAAAACAGTGGGAATCAGCAAAAGCAACTATAAATAATGACGCTCTTGCAGAAACTGGTGTTGGCTTGGAAAACATTCCTTGGAATCCAGTTACAAGATTGTTGAAAAGTGAAAATCCAATTTCAAGATCTGTTGTTGCATCTCTTGTAAGCCTTGGTGGAATGATGCAGACAAAGGTTCAGAAAGGTCTTAAAATGGATCAATCTGTAGAGTCTTTGTTTAATGCTAAATATCTTGGGCCTCTCTTAGATACTATAGCAGAAGCCGACAAAGCTTATTTGGCTTATAGAGGTGTAGCCGCAAAGCAAGGTGATATTGGAAGATCAATACAAATGCTTAGGCAGGGTGGCTCTGATTTTATAAATAGAGAAACACAATTTTTAAAACAAATTGAATTTAGAACCAGAATTGGTAAAGCAATGCGTCGTGGTGGTAGAGATACTATTCAAGATGAAGCCACACAATTTGTTGAAAGAGCCGCTGTTAAATACAGAGAAACCTATGATTTTATTAAATCAAACGCAGAGGAAGTAAGACTGTTTGAAAAAGAAATACAAGGACAGATTAAAATTGCTGAAGATGCAGGAAACTCTGAATTAGTATCCACTTTAAAAACAAAGCTTGCTGACATTAGAGCAAATGGAGTTTCAGTTAATACAGCCGAAAGTTACCTTAACAGGGTTTGGCGTGTAGATAAAATTATGAATAATGAAGAAGACTTCCTACGCATTGTTACTAATTGGGCTATGCGTAAATACAGCATGACAAATGCACAAGCATCTAAGTTTTCCAAAGAAGTTATGGATGAGGTTACTAGATCAAAGCCTTACTTTGACCTCGAGGAAGGTACAAGCCAAATAGATTGGGTTGCAAATCCAAGCGGTGTAAAAGCAAGAACTTTTGAGATTCCTGATGAACTTGTTGAAGAATTTTTAGAAAATGATGTTGAAGTTTTGCTGAGACATCATACTAAAACGATGGGCATTGATATTGAGCTTACAAGAGCTTTTGGCGATATAGATATGCGTTCTGTTATAAAAGAAATAACAGATGGATATGATAGGCTTATTAATGAAGCTACAAATGTTGCAAAAAGAAATGTTCTTAAAAAAGGACTAGAGAACGATCTTAGAGATTTAAGAGGTCTTCGGGATCGTGTTCGTGGAACTTACGGAGCATCTAAAGATCCACACGCAATGTCTAGTCGTTTTGTTCGGGGAATGAAATCATTTAACGTTCTTGTTGGAATGGGTGGTGCTGTAGTTTCTAGTGTTCCTGATATGGCTAGGACTGTTATGGTGGAAGGCTTATCCAATACTTATGAGTATGGTCTTAGAAATTTATTTGCTTCTTACTCAGAACATTTAAAAAGACTGCAAAGAAAAGAGCTAAGGCATGCGGGTGTTGCGGCAGACGCCACTCTTGGATTGAGGTCTGCGGCATTTTCTGATGTTGGCGATATGTTTGGGTCAAGATCTTCTTTTGAACGTGGCTTGGGCAAAAGTACAAACGCATTTTTTATTATGAATGGTTTGAACTATTGGAATCAGGTTCTTAAAGAATTTGCTGGAAATGTTTCGATGCTTAGTATGACAGAGGCTTTGACTACAAATTGGGCGGCATTAACCAGAACACAAAAAGAAAAACTTCTTAAAAACGGTATCGATCAACAAGATCATTTACGTATGTATAATCAAATTCGTACACATGGCAGAAGTGTTGAAGGCAACTTTATGCCAGAGACTGACAAATGGACTGACACTATGATGCGGTTAAAGTTTAGAACTGCACTCAATCAAAATGTTGATAGGATAATTGTTACTCCAGGAGCAGGTGATCGTGCTTTGTGGACATCCACTGAATTTGGCTCTTTGCTAACCCAGTTTAAATCTTATGGGCAAGGTGCTGTTGTTAGGGTTCTTACGTCAGGATTGCAAGAAAAGGATGCTGCTTTCTGGCAAGGTGCTTTACTGCTTGTTGGTCTTGCAGGATTGGTCAACGAATTTAAAAGAGTGCAGTACGGCATAGAAGAAGAAGAAGGATTCGATGAGAAGTTATTAAACGCTGTCGATAGAAGCGGGCTTACAGGATCTTTCATGGACATTAATAATGTCATGGAAAAGCTAAGTAATAACAAACTTGGATTGGGTCCAGCTTTAACAGATCAAAAAACATATAGAATGCCTGATATTGCAAAAGCAAGTGCTGTCTTTGGTCCTGCAATTAGCAATATTGGAACTGCATCTAGTGTTCTTGGTGATGTTGTTACAGGCAACGTTACACAGGAAACAAAGGATAGTGCCAGGTTTATAACTCCGGCAGGTAACTTTCCACCTTTTGATCCGATACTGGATGGAATATTTGGGCAATAAAAACAATAACAATGTGAATTAACAAATGGGAGTGCGTAATGGATAAAGGGTTATCATGGCTACTATATCAATTGCGGACAACGATGCACGAATACAACACTCGATAGGGGGCGG